GCGTTCGAGATGGATTTGTTGGTTGCACTGTTTTGAATATTTTTCAATAATTTTTGCAGTGGGCAAGGTCGAATGGTATAAATTAAGTAATCGTTGTGATAAAGAAGAAATGTATAATAATTCTCCATGTTCCGTAGGATAAAAAACTTTGACATTTTTATTTATTCTATCAATAATAATGGGATTAATTGGTAATTCAGATAATTGTATTTCATCTTCTCCATGTGCTTTAATCATAATGTGAATACTATCGTTGATATCTAAATCGGATAATGTATTCACTTGTTCTAATGTTGTTTGAGGAGAAAATAAATCATACATATCATCATTGATATATAATACACGTTGAACGGATAAACTAGATTCTATAGTAAAGACACCATTTTTCTTACCATAAATCCAATTCCCTTTATAGGTCACTTGTTCTTCTGTTCCCGTATTGATAATAAACTCGCCTAATCCATTCAACTGATTATATTTCCATTCGCCTTGATAAATAGTTCCATCTTTATATATTTTTTTACCTACTCCTTCTCGAAATGGGAATTCGTTTATATATACCCATTCTCCTTGATACGTTGAACCGTCCTTGAATGTAAAAATTCCTTCTTTTGTAAAGAAAGGAATTTTATCAAGAATATCATATAAAAAATAGATAATTTGATATACTCCTTCTGGCGTTCTTTTTTTAAATTCGACTACTTCGATACCATCCACTGATTGTACAATTCCATTCAAAAATAGTTTGGAGATAACGTTATTTTTCCATATGCCAAATAAAATATTATTATTAACTCTTAAATATCCAACGCCTTCCTTCATATCATTTAAAAAACTGCCTATAAATATTGAGCCATTAGGATAATGTAGTATGCCTTGACCATTCATTTTATAATTATTCCAGCCTCCTTGATACGTTCTACCGTCGGTAAAGGTAAATATTCCTTCACGTCCTAATAAACCTGGTTTTTCAAATGGAATCTTATCTATTGAATAAGAAACTCGATAGACACCATCATTTCTTCTTTTATATTCAAAATCAATTTTACTACCATTTGCTTTTCCAATCAACATGGTTGTTGGATCAATTCCTAAATTCGTCCACTTCCCTAATAAATAAGTAGTCCTTAAAAAATATATCCCATTTCCAGATTTTTCGTCGTTTTTAAACATTCCCATGAAAAAATTTCCATTCGGAAACGTGATAATCCCACGTCCATTTTTTTTATCTTGAAATAGACCACCTCTATAAGTAGACCCATCAGGCAATTGTAATGTGCCAGGCAATTGTAATGCGCCTTCCATTTTTTTATATGTATATAATATTAAAAATATTATTTTTGTAATAACATCATGACTTGTGATAAAGTCGCATGAAGAGATTGTAAATCAGTTTGCATCGTCTTAACTTGATTTTGAAGAGATTCAATTTTTGAAGCCTGCTCTGTAATGGTGACTTGTTGTGCTTCAATGGTGCTTACATGTTTAGCTAAATCGGTATATTTTTCTTCACATTTACATACAAATGTTTCTGGCTCTTGTGTATACATGGCGTGAGATTTAATATGCTCTGGTATGTGCCACATGTACTGCTGTCTTTCCGAAACGGGTAATGATAACATGGATACTCCTAGAGGTAATAAAGGTCTTCCATTTGGTACACCAATGTTACTTATTACGGCATTATCTTTTGATGGAGGATACCAACTTGGGTCAACAGGCTCGGGTTTAGGAATTCTTGATGGGTCTTGGTCCATTTATTATAATATTTTATTAAAATGGTTTTTTTTATGAAACCATTTTTTATGACGGTGTTATTTCAACGATTAAATATAAACTATCATTACCATCTGTAACTATATTCGAACTCTGATAAATATATACATAATATTGTCCTGCTGGCATTTGACCGGTTTGGACGCAACATGGATAGGAAGCATGATTTCCTGTAAGATTTGTATAATTGTATTGATAATAATCATAGGAGTACCCTGTGGATTGATTATAAAAACGAATAAAATAAATTGAATATCCACCACTACTTATATAATGACTAACTGAACCCGTACAACGACAAATCGAACTTGCTGATGCTTTATAAAAAGAACCTATATTGACTCCTCCGGCCCATGCTATTGAGGAATTATAATAATAAAAACTATAAACGACTCCAAATTGAAGTTGGGCTCCATTATTTCCTATCACAACTTGATTTGGTAAATAGGTTTGTTGACCCATAGCATTAAAGACGTAATTACTATTATCAAAATAGGTGATTGGTCCAATCGTTCTTATCGACCATTGAGACGAAGTGCCATTACAATCATACAATCCGTATTGACTACTGGCTATATTCGCCATCAATGAAAATCTTCCATCCACTGTAAATCCAGACCAATTATTCACCTCTAAATTTGTATGAACGCCTCCATAACTATAAGTTCCAGTGCTTGGAGAAGCGCTATTCGAGTTACCGTACGCACATACGACTAATCCATTTAATCCGCCTACTGATAAATTAATATTCCCACTTGTAATCAATACATTTGTGTTTGAATATTGAGAGCCTCCTGCTAGACGAATATTTCCAGTTCTAGAGTTGATACATAAATCTCCATTAACAGAATCACTAATAAACCCTCCATTTCCCGTCGTTTGTCCGAAATAGTTTTGATTTGTTCCTGTTCCAGCCTGCAAAATAAGTGCTGGATTTGATGTTCCGTTAATAATTATATAATTACCGTTATAGACTATATTGGTTGGATTTAAAGTCATGTTTGATGTTGAAGTCCCTTTGATTCCTAATACCAATGAATTAGCTAACGCTGAGCCATACATCTGGCCCACATTACTGATTAATTCCCCTGCTGAATCTAAAGTTAACAATAAATTGGTTCCTGCATACCAGTATTGATTCGAAGAAACTCCCATGCCATGATAAAAATTATGACTGGATTGTAGGATTGAATCATTTGCTAATGTGGAAGCGTAATACTGTCCTGCTGTTGTGACGATAGCATGAGTTTGGTATACTGAATTTAATAAAGAAGATATATTTAATACGGGACTAGAAGTATTATATATGGTCATTCCAGATACGATGGGTGCCGTTATTCCAGTGATGATTTTACTTGTTCCGATTCCAAATCCTAATAATGTATTGTAATTGGTTGAAGAAGATAGAGAAGACAGTGATATACCACTTGCGTCCAAATTCATTATTGTATTTCCATTGAGTCTAAACGCCAATGCTGAATAATCAATATAGGTTGTATTTAAACCATCTACGATATTTAATGCGGATGTAAATGTACTATGGTATTGATGTTCTTTTTCTTTTTGTGGATAGAATTGGATTATCAAAATCATAATAAAAATAATTGTAATAGAGATAAAAATAATAAGACGTGTATTATCCATTGAATTATATACTAGATTTTTAAATTTTCAATTCTTTTTACATTCTCACTAAATAATCGACATGTGGAGACATAAATATTTTTTTGCCTTTATTTCGTATCCTATCCAATAAAACAAAATCTTCACAACCACATGGAATAAACCAACATTCTTCTTCTACACACAACACACGTTTTACACAAAATGAAATACCGACTTGGTTGATACAAAAATCAGTGCTTGTTAAAGGAGGTAATATTTTTCCATGGTCGAGCATTCTAAAAATAACGACATCAGGGTCCTCTTCTTCTATATGTTGTCGTACATGTGTCATATATTCAGGCTGAAGTGAATCGTCATCATCCACAAATCCAACCCAAGGAGTGGTCGCCAATGAAATGCCATAATTACGAACTTGACCCGCATGATTAATCATTCCCGTTTTTTGAACGGAAATCATGGTGATACGTTCATCGTCTACACCCAAGGTCGGATGTATTCCATCAAATACGATAATCGCCTTCCAATATGGATCGGTCATGGCTTGAAGAGAACGAATTGTTCTTTCTAATGTAGGGCGACCAATACTAGGAATGATAAAAGTAATCAATTCCATTTGAATCTAATAGAATCTTTAACGAATTAAATAGTTTTTTTTATCATATAAAAAAACAGGCATTTTTATTTTTATTTATTCTTGTTACAACGTTTCGTTGACGCATTCCATTTCATATGTCTTTTCGCACACATCTTTTTGCTTTTGGGACGATTGCTTCGCTTGCCTTTGCTTTTGCTGCTTTTTCTGCTTTTTCTGCTTTTGTTGCTTTTGCTGCCTTTTCTACGAGCACCTAATGCCAATGGAGGAGCATTCATCATATCGTTCATAGCGTTTTGATTATATCGCATGGCTCTTCCTGCTAATTCAGTTGTTCGGCCATTGATTTGTAACGAATTCGAGTCCAAGTTCAGTATATCCGCCAATCGGGCATCGTTCAGCTCTTGAGAAGCAATGGCTTGACCTCTTGCCAATATATCTTGAAGCTGTTGTCTGTTTTGGATCATTTGGCTAATCAAGTCTTGAACTCGATTGTCGAGCGTGCCGGCAGCAATATCATTGGAAAACATATTTTGTATGTCAACAATAGCTGAAGACGTTGCGTTTACATTTCGTGCCATATTCATAATACAAGTAGTCGCGCGTTCGCGTAATCCTGGAGCTACCATTCCAGCCGGCATCCACATTTTTATTATGAGCACTTATTTTATTTTATTTCATTAATTTATTTATTTTATAATTCGTTAATCCCAATTCTTTTGCGACCCAAGCGATACTTTTTCCACTTTTTAAATAGGATTGTATCATAGGTCGATAATGTTCATCTTTATCCTTATTTACCTTTTCAGATACATATTCGATATTCAATTGTACTCCTTTGGAAGTCGTTTCATACCCATTGACTCGAATGACATTGGCGTGAATGGAATCATGACAGGAAGCACAAACTGTCATGAGATTCGAAGTATGGTCTTTATGAAGACCGTTCTTCAGAAATCCATTTTTATCGGAGGTATGCTGTTCTTTGATGTGATGCGTTTCAATTCCTGTCTTATGGCATATCGAGCACGTGTCCACGATAACCTTGGAAGAATAGATAGAGCGTTTATCTTGAATCAAGTGAATGTCCATGTACGATTGACGAATGGAATTCGCCATTAATAAAAACGAAGAATCCATATCCAAGGAACGGCATACTTCAAGACCGTATAACGAGGTGCCTGGTCCATCTCGAATGATTCGGTCATAGACCAATACTTTACGGTTTTCGTCATAATGAACGGCCATATGAGAAACAGATACCTTTTCAAGTCGCTGAATGGATTCCAATTGACTAACTTCAAATAAATGGGTCGCAAAAATAAAACTTGTATTACGCTCTGCCAATGTCATAATTCCTGCAGATACAATGGAAATGGCAGATATGGTTTCGGTTCCGCTACACAATTCATCTCCGATAACCAACGAGCGTGCATCTGCATGTTTTAATATGGTTTTGATATCGAGCATCTCTGCCACAAAGGTAGATTGGCCCTTGAATAAATTATCTCCACATGGAATTCGTGTAAACAATTGTGTATAGGGAGTATATACAAAGCTTGAAGCTGGAACAAACATTCCCGCTTGGGCCATAATAACCGCCATGCCAATACTTTTCATCAGACTCGATTTTCCTACTGCATTGATGCCATGCAATAGTATTGAATGTTCTCCACTGATAGTAATGTCATTAGGGATATAAACAAGGTCCATGCGTTCAATCAATGGGTGTCGTAATTGAGTGGCTTGGAATCCGGATACGGACGAGTCTTGTAAATGGGGGCGGGTATAATGGAACTGAATTGCGTTTTTAGCAGACGTACACCATACGTCTACATTCGCTACAAAGTAAACGAGGATTTCCATTAAAGGTGTATACGATGCGTACGCAATCATATCTTCTTGATACGCTTCTAATACAGAGCTTCTGAGTTCAGCAAGAGTATGCATCAATTCATTTTGTTTTTCATAAAAACCAGGAAAGGTGACTTTCATCATCGTTTTATTATTTGCGGAAAAGGGTTGAGCGTCAAATACAGGTCCACGTTTGGATTTGACATACGATTCGTACCTTCGTTTGGTAATCGTGCATTGGCATTCGCCTTTATCGGATATGTCGAGTTTAAATGAATCTTCATCGGTAACAGCGTTTGCCTTTTTAATATAGTCCCTGAAAAAGGAATCGAGTTGTTTCACTTTTTCTTCCAGTTCAGATAAAATAGAATGTTCTTTATAAAAATTAGTACAATA